ACCATCGAAGTGGTGATGCAGCGCCATGCCTACCCTCACCCACTCGTCGTGATGACAGTTCGCATCAACCGATTCTAGTAATTGACGGACGCCTTGTTCATCTACATCCATCTTGGGCCGAAACATCGACAGGTCGTCTGGATCAACGTCTGCGGGCGACATACCCTTTCGGGCCAATTCCCAGCCGTCCTGCTGCCCCGCGATCTCTTCAAAATAGGCAATGAATGCTTTTGCCTGATCTATCGTTATTAGCGGCAACTCACTATGCGACACATCGGCGATACTCTTGCCACGAACCCACTTGTAAGGCTCGTTGGTCGCAGGATGTATGCCGTAAGCCACAAACTGCTGCCCGTCTGCTAACACCTCAACGGCGTGTTTAGAGCCGACCTCATCCTCATATTCACAGGATCGAATCTTAGAAAAGCCGCCCTCAACTCTAAAAGGTAGGATGCACTTCGGCGCTTGGCCTACTCTCGTTAGCGACCTGCCGATATTTTCATCTACCCACTTGAGCAGCTTGTAATTCACATCTCTATTTAAGCAGTCGATATCAACTGCAACTGTGTTTCGGCAGAGAACGCCTACACCACCATCAGCGTGACCATTCCCAAGCCACTTATCTACATCTTCGTGAGTGGCCCTGATGTCCTGCCACCCTTTTAACATGGGCGCTTTTTTGCCCTTCATTATGGGAACAATTTCGTAGCCGTTATCGACTAGCTGATGGCCGTGTTGCTTTAAAAACGCCATTGCGTCACCTCTTCACTTCACATTTTGAATTTATTTTTTTAATTGGTTTGCAAGTATCGCCCAGTGGTCGCAGTAAGCTGAAAAAGATAAAAGCTTCACCGACATCCAATGCGCTATGGGTGACGCGATGCGGGTCACCTTCTCAACCGCTCGCCAGTACCAAATTCCCGCAACCTCTTTAATTCTTTCTAGACGTTTCATAAATGACCTCGCTCGACTGTTCATAATCCGCAACGATGTCTGGACACATCCGTTTCCACGACACCACGCCTTTTGCCATTAGTTCCATTTGCAACGCTCTATGGGCTGGAACAACCCCTGTTTGTCGCCACTTACTCAACGCCTGCTTGCTTACGTCCAGGCGACGAGCCAGGGCGTTGCAGTTTTTCACGCCAGAAGATTTCACCACATCATCAATCGCTGACCGCACTTCATCAGCAAACTCGCTAACAAAATTCATACTTATTGCCTCTTAACTAAATTGTTTGTCGTTTTGGAGTTGACACAATAGAAATTTATTTTTAAGGTGTCAACCACAGATACAAAAAGTTAGTAACTAAATTGCTCAATGAGGTTTAAAGTGATGAAACATGCATTATTAGGTGCTAGTAAGGCTCACCGATGGATGACCTGCCCTGGCTCCATCAGCCTGGAGTCAACATTTCCAGAGCAAGAATCTTTCTATGCCGCCGAAGGAACAGCCGCACACGCTCTAGCTGAAGAGTGTCTACTCAAACAAAAACCACCAGAACATTTCATAGGCGTAGAGTTTGAAGGCTTTATCGTCGATGCAGATATGGCTAACCATGTCGCAACATATGTGGACTTCTGCAATAGCCAAGAATCTGACGAGGCTCATGTTGAACTTCGTGTTGACTACTCAGAATGGGCCGCTGGCGGCTTCGGAACGGCAGATTATGTGGTGCTTCACGATGGCGTTCTGCACGTTATAGATTTGAAGTACGGCCAAGGCTTAAAGGTCAACGCCAATCGTAACGAGCAACTTATGCTGTACGGATTAGGCGCAGCTTATGAGTTCATTGACAAAGTCGATACGGTGAGCATGACCATCGTGCAGCCACGACTTGATCACATCGACACCTACTCTATGCGGGCTAAAGACCTGTTCACATGGGCAAACGATGTTGTTAAGCCAGCAGCGCGTAGAACTATGTCTCCAGACCCAACATATAACCCCAGCAAAAAGGCGTGTCATTTTTGCAAAGCCAAGCCAACTTGCAGAGCGTTAGCTGAACACAACTACTCTTTAACGCTAAGTAATTTCGACAATCTTGAAGAGCCTCTGCTCGTCCAAGTGCCGCACACCTTAAATGTTGAAGAGATCAGTAACCTTTTACCCAAAATGGACGCACTGATTTCGTGGGCGCAAGGGGTTCAGAAACACGCGCACAAGCTGCTGCTTGACGGCGGCATTTTACCCAACCACAAATTGGTTGCGGGCCGTGGTCAGCGCAAGTGGCTCGACACAGAGATTGCAGAGGAACAACTAATTCAGATGCTGGGCAATGATGCTTATGTGTCAAAACTAATTTCGCCAACCCAAGCTGAAAAAGCACTGGGAAAAGCGAGATATGGTGAGATCGTCGATCTTATCCATAAACCCGAAGGTCGGCCAACACTCGCGCAGGACACTGATCCACGCCCTGCTGTTAAGCCAGAAGCAGCCGATTTTTTTACTGATATATCTAATGAGGAAAAGTCCTAATGACTACAATCACGCTTAAAAATGTACGCTTATCATTCCCACAAATCTGGACTCCGAAGGCATATGTAGAGGGCCAAACAGCTAAATACTCAGCAAATCTATTGCTCGATAAAGATGGCGACAAAGAACAACTCGACCAGCTTAAAAAAGCGATAAAGCAAGCCGCAACGGTTAGCTTTAACGGCGAGATACCAAAGGGTTTGAAGACCTTTTTGGGGGACGGCAATGAAAAAGCATATGACGGCTATGAAAATGCAATGTTTGTTAGCTGTTCCAGCCGCCAGCGGCCAAGCACCATCGACCGCGACCGAGTTCAGTTGGTTGAAGAAGACGGAAAGCTGTACGCCGGTTGCTATGTAAACGCTGCAATTTCACTTTGGGTACAAAACAACACATGGGGCAAGCGCGTTAACTGTAACTTGTTAGCCCTTCAGTTCGTGAAAGACGGCGAAACTTTTGGGGCTGGTGGCGTGAAAGTCGAAGAGATGTTTGACGATATTTCTTCTGAACAAGCAGATGACGCTGCTGATGATGATTTTCTTAGCTGAGTAAGTTGATCGGGGCTGCGTGTCAGCCCCTTTTTTTGAGGTTTTTATGAAAGCAACTTTGTCTTATCCATACGTTGGTTCTCGATACCCAGACCTATCTGGCAAAAGTGTCGTTATCAAAGAGATCGCGGAACTTGCAGACATCCCATACGCCCTGCTGAAGAACCGCATGGGTATGAAGAAAAAAAGGGCTGGCACCATACGTTCCGTTTTTATCGAAGACAAAGACCTTGATCCAAAAAAACGCAACAAACCATCAAAAAAGCAGCGTCTAAGTTACCAGAGTGCCATCAACACTTTATCAACTGAGTGGTTAAAGAGACCGATAATATGAAAATCTCAATCGATTTTGAGACATACAGCGAATGCGATATTTTCAAGGCTGGGGCTTATGCCTATGCCGATCACCACAGCACTAAGGTTCTATGCCTTGCTTACGCCGTCGATGACGGTGAGCCAAAACTGTGGACACCTGATATGCCAGTCCCAACAGCACTGTTTAATTTAATAACAGGCGGCGCTGTTTTGTGGGCGTGGAATAGTTTTTTTGAGATGAGCATTTGGAGTCAGGTACTAGGCTGGCCCGAAGTGCCTATAAGCCAGTGGCGAGATACCGCAGCCCTTGCAGCCGCACAGGCTTACCCCCGTGCATTGGGAAAATGCGGCGAGGCGCTTGGCCTGACTGGTGATGCCGCAAAGTCTAAGCGCGGCAAGCTGCTTATCCAGAGGCTGTGCAAGCCTTATCGCGGTGAGCGCAGGAAAGACCCAGAACTATTTAAAGAATTGTGCGACTACTGCCTCCAGGACGTTGTAGCCGAGCGTGAAATACGAAATAAATTAAGACCACTGCGTGGTATTGAAGAACAAGTGTGGATCGTGGATCAGTTAATTAACTGGCGCGGCGTAAGACTTGACCGCGACTCCATTTTCAACGCGCTGGACATCATCGATAAGCACTCACTTGTGCTGAACGCACAGGTTAAAAAGATAACCAACAACCAGATGGATTCAACAGGGTCACGCGCCAAGTCCATGATGTGGATTGAGCAACAGGGTTACACCATCGCAAGCTACGACAAAGCCGCTATTGCAGAGGCTATGTCAGACGATTCATGCCCCGAAAACGTCAAGAAATTTCTTGAAATAAGGCAGGCATTGTCACGCTCCAGCACCAAGAAATATGAATCGATGAAGACCCTTCTGGGTGGCGATGGCCGCGCACATGGTGTGCTGATGTATCACGGCGCTGCAACAGGACGCTGGTCAGGCAGAGGCTTCCAGCCGCAAAACTTACCGCGACCCACCATCAAAGATGTTGATGCGGTCATTGAGCAAATGACTCTGCGAGAGCCAAGTGAGATTGACGGTGAGCCGATGGAGTCGTTAGCCAGTTGTCTGCGCGGAATGTTGATTGCATCTGAGGGTAACAGGCTAGTCGTGTCTGACTACTCAAGCATTGAAGCGCGTGTTCTTTCCTGGCTTGCAGGCCACTACGATGCACTCGACATTTTTAAAGATAACAAAGACATCTATAAATTTACAGCCGCAGAGATGTACGGAATAGCGTACAGCGATGTGAATTACGACCAACGGTTTGTCGGCAAAGTAGCCACGTTGGCCCTTGGATACCAAGGCGGCGTGAGAGCGTTCCAGAAAATGTCTGAGGCTTACGGAACTGAGGTTACTGAAGATCAGGCACTTAAAATTCGCAACGACTGGCGTGAGGCCAACGACCCAATCGTGAAATTGTGGGTGAAAGTTGAGAAACAAGCCCGCAACGCCATTAGCTATAAAGACAACCGTGATGTTGACTATGAGTGTGCCAAGGGCGCGTTTAAATTTGTGAAGGGCGACCTCCTTTTCAGATTACCCAGCCGCCGAATTTTGTCGTTTCCGCAAGCCAAATTTGTAGAAGGTGATCGCGGTATGGATTTGGTCTACAACGGCATGAATAACCACACGCACAAATGGGGTCAAATTAAAGCCTATGGCGGCTCACTCGTTCAGTCGATCACACAGGCTGTCGCCAGAGACCTTCTTGCTGAAGCAATTCTAAGACTTGAAAAAGCAAACTATCCAATTGTCCTTCACGTTCACGATGAAATCGTGGCCGATGTGCCTAATGGCTTCGGGTCTCTGGCTGAATTTGAAAAACTAATGTGCGTTTTGCCTGACTGGGCTGTAGGTCTGCCAGTAACAGCGGAAGGCTACGAAAGCCAACGGTATCGAAAGTGAGAGAGTCTTACATCGAAACGAAGGTAACTCAGGCCGCAAAGGCTAACGGGTGGCTATCTTATAAATGGGTATCACCCTCTCAGCGTGGAGTTCCAGACCGCATGTATTTTAAGAATGGATCATTAGTGATCGTTGAGTTTAAAGGGCCAGGTAAGCTACCGACCCCTTACCAGCAGGCAATCCATAGAAAGTTAAAGGCTGTCGGCTTTATCGTACATATCATAGATGATATTGAAAAAGGGAAAGCGTTGCTATGTTAGACCGCAAAAACCTACACGCTTATCAGGAAAAGGCTGTTGATTTTGTTTTATGTAATTCGGGAGCTGCACTCTGGATTGACATGGGTTTAGGAAAAACCGTGTCCACCCTCACAGCCTTATCTGATTTAAAGCGTGATAAGAAGATAAAAAAGACGCTAGTCATTGCTCCGTTGCGCGTTGCAACGCACACATGGCCGACTGAGATAGCTACATGGTCGCATATCGACATGCGATATACAGTCTTAGCAGGACTTACAGCACCAAAACGTCTTAACGCTCTGGACGATGACACAGACCTGCACATAATTAACCGCGAGAACATTCCGTGGCTGGTCGATCAACTGGGCCAGTCGTGGCCTTACGACTGCGTTGTTATCGACGAAAGCAGCAGCTTTAAATCTCACACCTCAAAGCGATGGAAGGCGCTGCGGAAGGTTCTGGGCAAGGTTAAGCGCATGGTGCAGCTAACAGGCACACCGGCACCCAACGCGCTGCTAGAACTGTGGCCGCAACTGTACTTGCTCGACCAGGGGCAGCGCCTGGAGAAGACCAGAGGCAAGTTCTTAACAAAGTATTGCACGTTGGTCGGCAACCCGCAGTGGAACCAGTGGGCTGTCAAACCTGATCGAGCAGATGCGATTCACCGCGCAGTTGCTGACGTTGTTTTACGCATGAATGCCGATGACTATCTCGACTTGCCAGAGCGCATAGATATTAATGTGCCTGTTGTTTTGCCGCCAAAGGGCCGCAAAGCCTATGAGGATATGAAGCGTGATTTTCTAGTCGCATATGACGGCGGTGATATTCTTTCTGTTAACGCTGCCGTTCAGTGCAACAAATTGTTGCAAATATGCAACGGTAACCTATATACAGAAGATGGGGACTTTATTAATATACATGCCGCAAAGTTGGACGCGCTTATTGACATCGTCGAAGCCGCCAACGAGCCAGTCTTGATCGCTTATTCGTACAAAAGCGACCTCTCAAAAATAAAAGGCGCAATCCCTTACGCTGTCGTTTTAGACAAAGACCCCAGCGTTATTGATCGATGGAATCAAAAACAGATTCCGGTTCTGCTCACCCACCCTGCTTCCGCAGGCCACGGGTTGAATTTGCAGAAGGGTGGCAGCCTGATCGTGTGGTACGGGCTGTCCTACAGCCTTGAACTTTACCAGCAGTTTAACGCGAGACTACATCGCCAGGGGCAAACAAAGCCCGTGCGCGTAATGCATTTGCTTGCCGAAAATTCGGCAGACTATGCGGTTCTTGATGCTTTAAAAAATAAATGTGAGACACAGGATTCATTATTGAATGTGGTCGAGCAGCTAAGAAAAACTGAAATAAGAGACTAGAGAGACAAATGATCAGACCGTATTACACCATGCAGGAACTTGCAGAGATTATGTCGATGAGCCTTAAAGGCTTACACAATGCGCTGCACAATAAACAGTTCCCCATCCCAACGTACAAGTTGGGTAAGCGCAGAGTGGCAGACAAGGAAGTTGTAGAGCGTTTTTTTGATCAGAAACGCTCTGAGGGCATGGATAGGATGGCTGAAAATTAGTTAGACAGCATCGCCAAAACCTTTTTTGGTGTGAGGTGCGTGTAGCGTTTGAGCATGTTCAAGTCCTTGTGACCGCTGAACAGGCTCACTGTCATCGCATCTAAACCTCTTTCAAACAAGCGGCTGCATCCTTCATGGCGCAAGTCATGCCAGCGGATTTCACCTACACCGGCTTTCTCACGCGCTTTTCTGAAGGCATTTGACACGCTGTCGCCATCATATGGAAATATAAACTTCTCTTCGCCAGACACGGAAATCTGCTTTTTGATAATTTCTACCGCTTCTGGCAGCAAAGGCACCCGCTCGTCACGTTTTTTCTTCGGGTGTTTACGCCGTCGAATTAACACCGATTCTTCACCCTCAGTCAGATCAAGATCATCCCACTCAAGACGCACAACCTCTGCTCTGCGCATTGCGGTATGAATAGCGAATCTAGCCAACTCAGCAATAGGCATTTTGGTGTAACCAACATTCGCCAGTATTAAATCTAGCTCCCTGTCGCTGCACCGCGTGTCTCTGTGATCGCTCTCACCAATGACACCGATACGCTTTAATGTTCTGTGCGCCTTCCGATACACTTCGAGGTCGTAGTCTAATTCCCACATATCTTTAGCAGTAGATAGGATCACCCCAAGTTGAATCATCTCGCCCATCACCGTAGACGGGTGTCTACCTCTGCCTATGGCGTAGTCCATAATAGCCTTGGTAGTTAGGTCTTTTAACTTTAAACGGCCCAGAGATGAGCGTCTGAGGTACTCTATGTGATCGCTCTTAGTCCGACCCCACTTTTGTATAGGCCACAACTCAGATGAGTACCTGCGGCACAGCAACCCGAAATTTGTTTCTTCTTGGCAATACTCGCCACGCTCAATAGCGGCCTCAGTGTCTCTGGCCCACGCTTTGGCATCTTCTTTAAGGGTGAATGTCTTAGATATTGGCTTCTTCAGGTCAACGCGCCTTATTTGTGCCATGTGTCTGATAACACCTTTTGATGTCTTTTTCTTTGTAAATGTTGCCATGCTAAACTCGCCCTATAATTTGACTGTTTCTACAACAGTTTATTTATGTTTTTTATCTCAAAATTGCAACCTGAGTCACATCTTGAAAGGGCAGTGTACCGTTTTACCCCGATCTGTAAAGGCAAGGACATGGAGCAGCATGGAGTTAAGTGCTTGAAAACAAAGAGAATTATTTCGGTTGCGCCGATGATGGCTTGTACAATACCCCTTATAAATCAATGACTTACAAGCTAAATAGCAAATAAATCACATTTTTTTTAAATAGGACTAAATAAGGCACCTACTTTTCTTGCCTGCTCTGCCCTTTCTTCAGCTTCTGGGTCATCCTCGTCGTACAAAAGAGGCTTCACCACAGGGTCAACAAGGTTGCCCACCGGACTCACTATAGAAGGTGCCGTGAATCTGCTAAGACCCTCGTTGGCAGGATCGTACTGCAACCGTAACAGATTAACAGGGTTCAAGTAGTCGAGGGTTTCTGCGCCAGTTTCAATCACCCCTTGTACAGCGTTGCCAAACGAAGGGAGCATTGTTGAAAGCGTGTGATCCCGCAAAGCCTTTGAGGCTCTTGGCGCGTGTTTGCGCTCACGGGGACTCATCGTATTTCTGGCATCCCGCTCCGCGTAGATCGCATCGTAGTTCTTTTCGCCTGTGTCCGGTTCGGCTGCGGCGGCTGATCCAGCAAAACCGGCGGTTATTGTGCCTGCTGCTATTTCCGCCTTGTACTTCTCTACTCCATCGAGCCATTTCTGGTCAGCAACTTCATACCCATCTTTCCGTATGTTCATCGCCACAATTGCCTGGTCGTGAGTCATTAGCTTCCCAGACCGAGTTTTCGTGTTCCTGTACCTTTTATAGCTTTCGGGAAAGAAAACCTCAAAAGGCAGAGATTGCTCAAGACCGCCGTTATCGTCACCAGGCATTCTATGTGAGTAGCTGTCGTGGTAATCGATTGGCTCGATACCCTTCGATGCGTCCACATTGTATGTGCTGATGCCTGAGTCCCCATAATTTGCTCCTGCAAGTTCAGGGTCTTCGACTGCTTTGACCATCTCTTCGTAGCTAGGGAACCCTCGATCTCGATAGTGCGCTTTTTTCATAGTCGTTGTTAAGACTGTTCTCAGAGCGCCATGCTGGGGGTAGCCGTCTTTACCCATAATCTGGCTCATAGCTTCTGGGTGATCGAGTCCGACCCAATCTTTCATCGGATATGAAACAACTGTTGTCCCGTCTTTTTTCTTAGTGGTCTTTTTAAACGCTCTCACTTCTTCATCAAACTTTTTGACATCTGCAAGGTCTAGCTTTTGAAGTGCAGGTATTTGCTGAAACATCCCCTGTGCAATTGGCGTACTGAAATTGACAGAGTCCTCGCCCATAGCGTTATAAACACCAACGACATCGTTTTGAGTGGCTTCCGCAGCGTCCACTAATTTAGCGTGTTGGCCTTGAGCAATACCTTCTGCCGATGCCCACCCGCCGTTTTGACGGGTAAACTTCTTACCGGCCTGAACGTCAACGTCTACTTTTTGACCACCGACCTGCGTCAAGTGTCCAAGGTCACTTCTGTCTCCGCGAACAGGCGCTATTGTTTTACCCTGCAAATCTTCTGGCGTTATTATTTTTCTTGGTGGTAGTTCAGTTGGGTTAAAGATCGTCTCAAAACCGTTTGCGTAGGCTTTTCGCTCTCTGTCAGCAAAAGCCTCATTTTCTTTCATCAGCTTGTTGTACTTATTAGTTGCGAGTTTTATCGCTCTTGGATTGTTGATCGAATCAGCCTTTAACATGCCCAGGTCTATTATTCGCTGACCAATGTGGATCGCGTTTGCAACTGGGCCAGCTTCTGCATCCTGGGGAGCCAAGGCTGAAGCGGTAAACACAGCACCCAACGCAGTAGTACCCACGCTGGCTAACAGGTTGTCGCTTTCACCATCATTAAACTGAGCATATTTCGACCGCACGTTTGAAGGGTCTAATGATATGTACGAATTAGGGTCTTGTTGGTATTTCGGGTTATCAAAGACCCCGTTTAGTTCGGTCATTAACGCATCACGTTTTTTCGTTTCCGCAGAGGTTGTGAAGTCTAAAGGGTTATAACTGATGTAATTTTCTATTTGCTCTTGGGTAGCGTTCATGGGGGGTACTTCTTTTTTCGGCATACGCGCCCGAACACCATCGTCAATAGCTTTTACTTGCTCTCGTAACTCTGCCGACCTTGCATCACCCGCTTTTGTTATGCCCGCACCTGATCCGTAGTTATTTTCAACTTCGTTCAGATATTTTATAGAGTTGTAGCCCTTGCCTTTAATTATGTTTCTGGCTTCATCTAGCATCATCCTGTTCTCAGGACTTTGAAGAAAATCTTCTCCCATCTCTGCATACAACTGATCTATTTCTTCAAGAATGTTGTTGATCAGGAATTGATCATCATCGCTATTAAACGCTTTGTTATGACGTAGACCCTCAAAAACTTGATTGCTGTTACTCCAATCTCCAACGTCTGACATCTCTAGCGATTTGCCTAAACGCGCTTTTACAGGAATTATGTTTGCGCCTTCTCTAAAATTATCTCCTGAGTAGCGGCTTCCAGAACCTCGCGTGTCTTTCAAACGGTTGTTAGCTTGCTGATCTGTGCCTAAGTGAATACCCAAATCCACTTTGTCAGGGTCAACAGAATCAAAATCCGAGTGCGTCCCGTGATACAAATCTTCCGTGTACCCTTGATCCTGCGCCCTCTCCATACGGCGGGCCACGCTATTCTTTAAACTACCAGCGAC